ATAATCATGCACATCTCCTATACCATCCAAACTCACTGTAACAGTTACATCAATACCCTTTGCTACAATGTCTTCAAGTTCTTCTATGACCAAACTACAATTTGTGTTTAATCGTAATGATTTTAAATTGGGTGGTAAGTTTTGCAGTATCCGTTTGTAATTTTTACTTGCACTTGGTTCGCCACCGTTAATATCCAAGTGTACAACACGCTCAAGTGGTAAGTTCCAGTATGCGTTGCTGTTGTCTACTACAGGATATATCTTGTTGGTTAAACTACCAATCTTTGTGCTGTAGGATGCATCACACGTAAAACAGGCACTGTTACACACATTATCCAGTATGCCACCTACTGTGAGATAGTTGTGTTTATCTTGCTGTTGGTCAAATTCTATAGCATTTTGTCTAATGCTTTTACCGTTAACGCTCTCAGTGTCGTAGCACCGCACACACTCCGCAGGCCATTCTTGGTTTCGTAAGTTATACAACCAATCACTCTGCTCCATTGCGTCAAGACCAGCAAACTTAGGTGGATCAACCATGTGACCACAACGGCTTACGGTCCCGCCTGGATTAAATCTTACAAAATGGTCTAAACGAGGACATTGCATAAGTCTATTGATCTCTGTATAACTTCTTTGTATACTTCCGGATAACGGTGTTTGATTGTTTGTACTATCTGTTTAAATGTAACAGTTTTACCTAACAGTTCACCAACTAATACTTGATCAAGTTTTAGGTAAAATTGTACTTTATTGCTTACCCTTACTAATTTATTCTTATCACTTATATTGTGGTGTAATTTGGTAATGGTGTTTAGTTGATCCAGCGGACGCAATATAAGTTTAGCATCAGTGAAACGCTGTAAATTAAGTAGCCAATAAAATTGTGGAGCATAGTGATTATTGAGGAACAGATAGTTATCAACAAAATGCAAAACTGTATAGTCATCTAATTCAGTGTCTTCGACAAACTTGGTTACACCACTTACATAACGGTCAACAGGATCACGAACAAATACTTCAATCATGTCCAGTTGTTTTATTTCTTCTAGTTCTAGTTTCCTAAACCCGGAGTTGTGTAGACTAGTTGATCCGTTTTTGTGTATAGGATACACAAATCTTCTTGGAGCAACTTCCAATACTTCGCATGAGTCTGGAAACAATATTGTATCAATCTGACTTAGCATACTTTAACACATTAATGTCTATTCTATATTTCAAAAGTTCGTTTAGTTCAGACTCTGTAGTAGCTTTTGGCGCACAATATCCACAAACACAAATGCTTTTTACGCATTTGATTACTGGCATGCTTTTAGTTTCTAGTTGTTTTCTAAGTGTGTCTAACATTACCTGGTAATTATCAATATTACCCAACGGCTCAACACGGTTAGTAGTTACATTCGTTAAACAATCTTTTGTGCTAGAATAAACTTTACCGTTATACTGTCTTAGAAACAAAAAGTACCAATTAACACTACAGTTCCAGTCTTTGAATCCTTGCTTGTTAATATACAGCAAGTTTTCTTTATAGTTGCCATTTACACACATCTTACGTCCGCCACAGCAAGCTCTACCTTTTGCTATGCTTAATACTTTTTCGTCGGATCCTTCAACTTCGTTACTTGTGAAGTTTGCTTGTATTTTTTGAAACTGCTTGCCGGTATAGGCCCATTGTTCTTCTGTGTTGTCTAGCCGTTTAAGAAAGAATGGTAGGTTATTGTCCTTGCAATACTGTACCATACGTTCTACGTCATCAAACATTTCTTTATCGTTGTGCATTAGCATCACACACTTGAAACGTTTGTTTATCTTTTTCAGTTGCAGGATGTTTTTCTTATACTGCTCTTTTTGCTTGGGTATGTTCTCTGGATGATAACTTACAATAAACTCATCTATATGTGGAATAATCTTACTCCACATCCGTGTACCTACAATACCATTTGTTGTACAGGTAACAGTTAGTTCCCATCGATCTTTATACTGTTGATATTTTTCTCTGACAAGTTCTAAGATTCTTAGAATTTGTGGATGTACTAAACTTTCGCCACCGTAAACATTTAATACAACTTTTCTATTACTTTCTTTTCTGTACTGCATGTACAGGTCCACATACGCATACATAAAGTCAATTGACTTTACGCACTCTTCCAGTGGTGGGTGCTGTGTGCTATTGTCGTGTCCGCCAAACTCGCCGATGCCGCAATAAGAACAATCTAAATTGCATTTTTTAGTTAGTTCCCAATCCAACAAGAAAGCAGGTGGTGCTGAAGGATCAAGACCAAATGTAATAGATTTAACTGGATTCATTTTTTACAAAAAGTAATATGTTGGGGCAAAGAACACCCCAACATATTTAACACAAGTACTATTATAATTAATAGTATTACTTACTACGATTTCGAATCATTGCCAATATGTCTTCGGCACGTTTGCTCGAATCGTTTGCTGGTGCTTCTGCTGTTACAGTTTCAGCAACAGGAGCGGGTGCGGCTTCAACAACAGGAGCGGGTGTAGCAGGCTCCGCACTAGGCGTAGGTTGTGCTACAGAAGGTGATGATTCTTCGCTCTTGGTTGCTGGTGCCGCATTTGTTACCATCATGCCTGGTGGTCTATAATACTGCCCCCAGCGTTCTGCGTCATATGCTTGTCCGTCAACGCTGGCTTCAAACATTTCTTTAATTACTTTAAGTTCAACTTCGCCAGGTTGTTTTGGTAAGAAGTCACTAAGATTAAACAAACCGTGTGTGTCAATAGCCGCTTGTTCGTCTGCTGTTAATGCTGACTCACGTCTACTCCACTTGCTGGTGCTATAGTCTGCATAGCCGCCTTTGCTGGTTTTTGTAACTGTAAAATCTAATCCTGCTGTAATATCAGTTGGAAGATTTTCTAGTTCTGGATCCATTAGTGCCGATTTGATCAAGTTAAAGATCTGCGGACTAATCACAAGCCTACGAATAGGATTATCTGGAGCCTTGTCATCAGCAAGAGCATTTTCTCGCACAAAGCCTTGGAACAAGTAACTTTTCTTCTTCCAGTACTTACGACCCATGTCTTCCAAACTTGCGTCTTTAAACCATCCACGTACTTCTGCTAGAATGGGGCATGCTTCTTTGTACATTTCTACACAAGGTACTTGTACAATAACAGGCCTGCTGTCTGCTTGCCCTTTAACTCCTGCAAATGGAAGTCTAATCATTAGGCGTTCTGCCCAAAAGAAGTCGTTGTTTGAGTTGCCGTCTGGTAGGAATCTAATTCTAGTGCTGGAACCTTCTGATATGTTCCAATGCGGATAAATGGCGTTGTCGCCCGGTGATCTTCCTCCGCCTGCACTGCGTGTGTCTTGCGCTTGTAGTTTTGCTCTGATTTCAGCCAATGATGTTGCCATAATGTATTTCTCCTTAATAAAATGCCTTAATAAATGTGCCTAGATATAACACTGCACTGTGCAATATTATAACAGTTTTATTTATCTTGTCAAAGAGAAATTTATTATTTTTTATCCAAACCACTTAACCAACGAATCATGTCTAAATCTTCATCTTCGTTCATGGCATTAGGTATTACTGGATCGCCATTACCAGCTGGCATTGTTGATGCCGCATATGTGTCATTGTCTGGTTCTTGTGGGCGTGGTGCAGGAGCGGTTGTGTTTATTGCTTGTGATTGCAGTATTGCTTCAAGTTCTTCTGCTAGGTCTGATTCACCGTTTTGGGCTAGCCAGGCAGAAATCATTGGTCTTGCATCTACATCTGGTCCTTGCTTGCTTAATTCTTGTAACTGAGCTGATACATCATCGTTATCCACGATACTAATACCTTGTATTGCGGCCATGGCGTCTTGTCCGTCTACACCAGTTGTGATTGGATCGTCAAACAGTTCTAAAAGTTTATCGGTTGCGGCTGGACCAAATGTTTCTTCTGTTACGTCTGTTGCCCAGTCTTCAAATTGACTTGTGTACGCACGTTGTACATACGGTAGTGCGTCATTGAATCTATCGTCGTATATTTTCTTAACAAAACGCTCACGCAAATCATCTATATCGACGTCGTCTTCTGGTTTGGCATAGTTTTCTGCCATGGATAACAATATCCCGTGTCCTTTGGATCCTTTGAAACTTTCCAAATTCTTTTTAACTTCTTGATAGCGAGCAAGTGCCGCTTCGACCATGCGTGTTGTTTCTGTGTCTTCAAATGTTCTGTTGTTCATGTTACGAGCAAAGTGTCGCATAGCACTCATCTCTTTAACCATCTCAGCGATAACTTCGCTACCGCTATCGTTAATTTCGCCACCACGATTTAGGTGATTCGCTAATGCCCTAGCACCATGTAGGTTTTTGTGATCAAGTAAGAAGCGTTCTCCTACTGGTGTTTCAATAAAAACCTTGCTGATGTTTCTGGCACGAGCACCATGTTTGTCTGGGTCAATTGATTCTACGT